GCAGGAGCAGCTTCTATAGGAGGAGCAGTATCAGTTGGTGGTGCAGTTAATCTTTTAAGTACAGCTACAGTAAGTGGAGCAGCAGGTTTCTTAGGAACAGTTAGAGTAAGTGGTAATACTACAGTAGGTGGAACATTAGATGTTGCAGGTAATACATCATTAGGAGGTACTGCAGTTATAACAGGTAATGCAACCTTTGATGGTGATGTATCTGTAAGTGGTGATATAAATGTAGGTGGACATGTAACTATTGCAGGTGCTGTATCTTTAGGAAGTACACTTGATGTTAATAGTAATGCATCAGTAGGTGGTACTGCTAAAATAACAGGTACTACAACAATAACTGGTAATTCAGGATTTTTAGGTACTGTAAGAGTATCAGGTAATACAAGTTTAGAAGGTCAATTACAATTAACTAAAAGTGCTGCAGCAGTTGTATGTGCAACAGCTATTAATGGTGTAACATCTGTATCATTAAACTTTGGTGCATGTCAAAACTTTAGTACAACAGTTACAGCAGCTCATACATTAGCACAACCAATAGGTTGTCGTGATGGACAAACAGGAAGTATTTTCTTGACACAGAGTGGAGGAAGTGGTACAATGGCTTATCATGCAGACTTCAAGTTTATAGGTGGTACAGATCCAACCATGTCAACAGCTAATGGTGCTGTAGACAGATTAGATTACATAGTAGTATCTGCTTCAAGTGATGGAGTAGGTGGAGATATTCAAATGATAATTTCACAGGCGTATGCATAATGGGTGTATTTCAAAATAATTTAATGGGAGCAGCAGCAGCAGCAGCAAGTGCAGGTGGTGCTGATTTTTATGATCATCAAATAGCTAATAGTTGTAGATTTCAAGATAGTTCTAATTCCCACATGTATGTAAGTATGAGTACAGCTACTAATGTAGATAAATATACTTTTTCTACATGGTTTAAACATTGTGATTGGACAAATGGAGAAGGTTTTGTATTTAGTATTGGTTCTGGAACTTTAGAAAATTTACGTTATACTTATAATTCAGGTAATGCAACATTTTATGGCTATGTAGGTAATAATGGTAGTTATTCTTTTAGAACTTCTGCTGCTTTTCGTGATCCAAGTGCTTGGTATCATTTAGTATTTACTTATGATAGTACACAAAGTACAGCAGCAAATAGAGTAAAATTATATGTTAATGGAGTATCACAATCTTTTTCTGATACTGGTTATACAAGTATGTCACAAAATCAAAATAGTAATTCTGACCAAGGAAGTTTTTATCTAAACAGACAAGTTACTTGGGGTAGTGGCACATCTAATGAAGCTTATTTTGCTGAAACAATATTTGTAGATGGAACAGGTTATGCAGCTTCTGATTTTGGAGAAGAAAAAAATGGAGTATGGATTCCAAAAGATCCAAGTGGACTTTCATTTGGTAATAATGGTTTTTATCTTAAATATGAGTCTAGTAGTGATTTAGGTAATGACAGTTCTGGTAATAATAATGATCTTACAGTAGGCAATATATCATCATTTGATCAAACAACTGATACTCCAACTAATAATTTTTGTACTATAAATCCAATATATAGAGGAGATCAAACTTCAGATGCAAAGTATGGAGTTATATCTAAAGGTAATTTGCAAATTGAATATAGTGGTAGTACAGATGGGCAATGTCCATGCACAATTAAAACACCTGCATCTGGTAAATGGTATTTTGAATATGTAATAACTGGTGGTGGAGGTTCAAGTAGTTATTCTCCAGCAGCAGGTATTATTGATCCTGATACATATACTATGAATGGTGGTAATTATAATGATACTGGTTCTATTCAATATCTTAATAATACTAATACAGTTAGAAAAAGTGGGTCTGAAACAGGAGCTTATAGTGGCTCAAGAGGTTCTAATAATGATGTTATGGGTATTGCTGTAGATATGGATAATGGTGCTTTTTATGTTAGTAAAAATGGAACATTCCAAACAATAAGTGGAGGTTCTCAAGGTGATCCTACTTCAGGTGCTAGTAGAACTGGAGCAGGTGCAACATGGACACCAGCTAGTGAATTTTTGTCTGGTATGGTTCCTTTAGCAGCACCAACTGGTGGAAGTCAACCAATAATAATTATGAATTTTGGACAAGAAGGTACATTTGCTAATGTAAAAACAGCAGGTAATAATAGTGATGCTAATGGTCATGGTAATTTCTTTAGTGCTGTACCATCTGGATATTTAGCAATATGCACAGCAAATTTATCTGTAGTAGATGAAATTGATCCTGCACAAACTGATGACAATTATCCACAAAAATTATTTGGTATGTTACAATACACAGGTAATGGTTCAGAAAGAACTATAGATACAAGTTTTCAAATAGATTATTCTTGGGCAAGATCAACAGTTCAAGGTCAGAACTGGTATACTTTAGACACAACTAGAGGATATTTTGGTGCTAGTTCTAATAATTTATATATGAAATTAGATGTTGATGATGAAGAAGATACTCTTCCACAATATAATTTTAAAGCTCAAAGTGGTTCAGAGTTTACTTTAACTGGTGGTACGTGGTTTAATTCTGGTACTCATACACAACAAATGTGGAACTGGAGATTAAATGGTGGAACAACATCTACTAATTCTACAGGTTCAGTAAGTGTAACACAGCAAGTAGATCCAAGTGGACACTTTAGTATATCTACTTATAGTGGTGCAGGTGGAACTGGTACTATAGGACATGGATTAAGTGCTGTTCCAACATTTGTTGTAGTTAAACAACGTAATGGTTCTAATAGTTGGGCTACTTATGCAAAAGGTGCTGGTAATGAATTATATGGAAATCTAGCTACTAATACTGCATTTCAAGATGCTGTGGTATGGCAAGATACAACTCCTTCAAGTAGTCTTGTATATTTAGGAGATAACAATGAAGTAAATCATAGTGGTAGAACTTATCTTGCTTATTGTTGGGCAGATTGTGAAGGATATATTAAATCAGGAAAATACGTTGGAAATGGTGATGCAGATGGTACATTTATTTATTTAGGATTTAAACCTGCACTTTTTGTTATTAAACATGTTTCTTCAGGAGATGATCCATTAGTTTGGGATTCAAAAAATGGACCATATAATCCTATATCAAAAACATTATCTATGCATGATAATTCTGCCATAGTAGATAATTCAAACAGGCACGTAGATTTTTTAAGTAATGGGGTAAAAATTCGCACCTCAAATTCAAACGCAAACTCAACTAATTCAGATGGAATAGTATATTTAGCAATGGCACATAATCCATTTAAATATGCAACAGCAAGATAGGAATAAAATATGTGGGCACGAATAGAAGATAATAAAATAGTAGAATATTATAGTCAAAAACAATCTATAGTATTAAATAATGTACGTTATTCTTCTCAAATATTTACAATATGGACAGATGCACAACGTAAAGATTTAGGTATTGTACCTGTAGTTATTTCAGGATCACATCTTGATACTAGATTTTATATAGAAAAAAATCATTCAGATGTTATAGCAGGAGATGGTAATAGTGTTATAAGAACTATTGGAGTTAAAGAAGCTGATAGAAAATTAGAAAATGAAGATGCTAAAGATCAAGATGGAAATCAATTATTTAATGATGATGGTTCTAAAACTATTAACTATGGCTTAAAACATATTGCTATACAAAAAGTTAAAACACAACAAGCAGAATTTTTATCACAAACAGATTGGTATATAATACGTAAAGCAGATGCAGGAACAGCAATACCATCTAATATACAAACATGGAGAAATGCAATACGTACTGATGCAACTGAAATAGAAACAGCAATAACTAATGCAGCAGATATGGATGCATTTATAGCATTACATACTAATACTTATAAAGAAGATGGAACAATAGATGTAATAGCTAGAGTTAATCGTTGGACAAAATTAGGAACATAATATGAAATTAATTCCACTTATAGCATTATTTTTTATATTAGTATTTGGTTCTTTAGCAAAAGCTCAAGACATAGATGTAATACAAAAAACATATATAAAAACTTTATTATGTGCAACACATACAGATTTAACAGAAGATTTAAAAAAAAATCATGGTGAGTCACGTAAATGGTGGGCAGTAAATAGTGATAATGAATTAATAGAATTATATGTTAATAATGATAATGGAGCATGGACAATCGTAATAACAAATAATCAAAAACTTTCTTGTGCTTTAATAGGAGCAGATCATAGTGGAGCCAACTATGATATAGATAGTACAGTAGAAACAATACAATAGGAGTACATAATGGCATCAACATACACAAGTAGAATAAGACTGGTAAAACAAGGAGATGGAGATAATCCTAATTCTTGGGGTGCAGTTTTAAATGATGGTGTTATCAGTTTAGTTGATGATGCCATAGCAGCATATACAACAGTATCATTAGGATCAGCAGCTACTGTAACTTTATCTGCAGTAGATGGTGGTAGTGATGTACCTCGTTCAGCTTTTCTTGAAGCAAATGGAACTGTAGGTGGAGCACATACGACTATAACAATGATTATACCTAATGTTACAAAAGGATATGTAATAAATAATCAAACAACTTATACAACAACAACTAATGTAGTAAAAATAAAAACTGCTGCTGGAGATGGTTTAACTGTTGCTCAAGGAGCTGTATCACAAATAGTTGTAGATACAGATGGAAGTGTTTATTCAACAAATGCAAAAGGATTAGGATTAGGTACAGCAGCTTCTGCAGATGTAGGAGTATGTGCAAATAATGTTCCTGAAGTATCTGCAGCAGATTTACGATATGTAAGAACTTCTGTAACAACAGATGCAACAGTTAGAGGTAATATTACATATGAAGCAGGTTCATTAAAAATAGGAACATCTGCTAGAGCTTATAATCCTATTACTACATTAACAGATGCAGCAAGTATTACAAGTGACTTTGCTGTAGGTAATAACTTTTTAGTAACTCTAGGTGGTAATAGAACATTAGCTGCACCATCCAATGCAGTAGCAGGACAAAGTGGTTGTATTTATGTAATACAAGATGGTACAGGTAATAGAACTTTATCTTATAATACAGTTTTTCAGTTTGTATCTGCAACAGTTCCAGTATTAAGTACAGGTGCTAATGATGTAGATATGTTACTTTATATGGCACGTAGTGCATCAACAATAGACGCAGTATTATTAAAAAACTTTGATAGGTAATTAATGTCCTCAACAAGTTCAAAACTCGTTAAGATGGACTTTCAACCAGGTATTAGAAGAGAGTCCACACAATATGCAGAAACTAATTCTTGGTATGATACAAATAATGTACGATTTCGTGCAGGTAAACCAGAGAATATAGGAGGTTATGCAACAAAAGTATCTGCTACATTTAATGGTGCAGGTCGTGATATTATAACATGGACAGATAATGATCAGTTTAAAAGAGCTATGTTTGGTACAGCTCAAATGTTATATGAACATAATGGAGATGAAATATTTGATGTAACACCTGTATCAGCTAGTGCATCATTAACAAATGCTTTTAGTGTTGCATTAAGTGCTAATGTTGTTACAGTATCTGCAACAGCACATGGTAGAACAACAGGTGATTATGTATTCTTTACCAGTACTGCAACAATAGGTGGTAATATTTTATTAGGTACAAGTACGTATCAAGTAAGTGTTAATAATGCAAATACTTTTGCTGTTAATGTTGCAACTACAGCAAGTGCTGCACAATCATCTTCTGGCAATGGGCATATACATTATCTATTAAAAACTGGTGTATCAAATGCTGCAGCAGGTCTTGGTTATGGTGCTGCATCTTATCAAGCAACTGTATGTGCATCACAAACAAGAGCATGGAATCAACCAACATCTACAGGTGCTAGTGATTTCTCAAGTGAGATAACACAATGGAGTTTAGATAATTGGGGTGAAGATGTATTAGCAAATAGAAGAGGTGGTGCTATTTATTATTGGGATGCAGATGCATCAACAAGTCCAGTAAGAGCAGCTATAGTTACTAACTCACCTACAACAGTTAATTCTATAATAGTATCTCCTAATGATAGACATGCGATAGCATTAGGAACTAATGAGTTTGGTACTACAGCAAGTCCATCAGGAACATATAATCCTATGGTTGTAAGATGGTCTAATCAAGAAGATTATACAAATTGGACACCATCTATAAATTCTACTTCTGGTGAAGTTATTATTGCTGATGGTACAAAAATAGTAGGAGCAAAACGATCACGTAATGCTATTAATATATGGACAGATAATTCTTTATGGGCAATGACTTTTGTAGGTCCACCATTTATTTTTAACTTTGCACAACTTGGAACTAATTGTGGATTAATATCACAACATGCAGCAGTTGATTATGATGGTCGTGCAGTTTGGATGGGTTATGATAACTTCTATGTATTTGATGGACAAGTAAGAAGTTTACCTTGTACAGTAAGAAGATATATATTTGATAGATTAAATGTAGATCAAAAAGATAAAATATTCTGTGGAATAAATTCAGAGTTTAAAGAAGTGATTTGGTTATATCCTTCAACAGATTCTAGTGAATGTGATAGTTATGTTGTATGGTCTCCTGATGAAAACTATTGGTCTTATGGAGAAAGTATATTTACAACATTTGCAGATAAACATGTATTTGGAAATACAATAACAACAGGTGTAGATTCAGGAAGTAATAAATTATATAATAATGAAGTAGATGGAATGTATACAGCAGATGGACAAGCAATGTCTTCATTTATAGAATCAGCAGATTTTGATATAGATTCTGGTAATGAGATTATGTTTTTAAATAGAGTTATTCCTGACTTTGATTTAAGTGATGGTAGTTTAACTTTTTCAATTAAAACAAAAGATTTTCCTGAAAGTAGTACAGCAAGAGAAAAACCAAGTCCACCACATACTGTAACAAATGCTACAGCAAAGATAGATATGAGAGCCAGAGGAAGACAGGGGAGAGTAAGAGTGTCTTGTGACTCTGCAGGTACTAGCTGGAAATGGGGTTCTATTAGATTAGCGATTCAACCAGATGGTAGAAGATAATGGCACGTTATCCAGCAGTACCTAGATTATATAATGAATTAAAAGATAATCCTGAAGTTGAACAAATATATAAGGATTTAGAACAATGGGGTGCAGCTTTAGTTAATCAATTAGATACCAGAGATGCACAAGTAGATGGAACACCTTCTACAAAAATATATACAGTTGTAACAATAACTGATATAGGTAGACCAAGAAAAGGTGATATAGCATATGCAGCGTCTGCAGGTAAGTTTAAAGGTTATGTTAGTACAACAGCCACACAAGCATGGGAAAATTTAAATTGAGGAATAATGAATTTTTTAAATTTTTAAATGAAAGTACTTATGTAGGTAATATTAATACAGGAGAAATTATACCACCAAACATGTATAATTCACAAGAAATTGTAAAACCTATAGCAGACTCTTCAAAAATAGTGTATAATAGTAATAGTAATTTTATAGCTGATAATACAAAGCCACAGTCAAATTACATGAATATCAAAGGAATAAAATAATGATGCCACCCACCAGAATAGAGCAGCTAAATAACTTTCAGGATGCAGTACAAAGTCCTGATGGATTAGATAGACTACGAGCTTTACAATCTATTGAACAAGCTTTACCTTCGTCACAAGGACTTATGGGTATGCCACAGGTACAAGCTCCTATGCCTATGGTTCCTAGACAATATGGTGGTGAAATAGGAACTGGTGGTTTAGTAGAAGTATTAGATGATGGTACACAAGTATTTGATAATACAGAAGAAGGAATATTAAATAGATCTTTACATGGTGGTATGTTACAAGGTCAAACACAAACAGCAACAGCACCTAGTAGTTTTAGTGGTGGAACAGATGCAGCAGGTACATTAGCTAGTGGAACTTCTGCTGCTCCTGCAGTTTTACCTAAGACTGCTGTAGATAGTTCTTTTCTTTCTCCAGTAATGGACTTAGAAAATGTACAACAAAGAGGTGGTATATATAATGCAAGCGATATTAGAGATGCAGGTATAACTTTATCAAGACCTAGTGATGCACCTGAAACTATTGTTCAAAATGTAGAACAAGTAGGATCAATATATAGAGATCCACATACAGGTAAAATACCTATTGCTTTATATCGACCACAACCAGTTAATACTTTTGGTCAAGGATATGATTTAAAAGATATGGATTACTTTACAGCTAATGCTCTTGCTTTAAGTGAAGGTGCAGATAGATTTATGTATAATGACGAATATGCTGCAGTAGATCCAGGATTATTATCTAATTATGATTATAGTAGATTAGGAACTAAACCTTATAGTGATTCTATGGAAAGAGATAAAATAAGAGAAGCTACAATAGGTCCAATGCACGCACCAGGTAGACCAGGAGTTCCTTATACTCCTAGTTCTGCAGATCAAGAAGAAGCTAGATTAATAGCTGAAGGATTTACAAGAGATTATTCTGGTAGATTAACAGTACCAGGAGTATCTCGTGCAGAAAGATATAGACAACTTGTAGCACAAGGTGTTAATATGGATAATCCTTATCAAAGACAACTACATGGTTTTAAACATGGTGGTTCACTTGCTGACACAGCTCAAGGTCTAGCAAGTTTTGGTAGATATGGAGATAACATATTAGTCCATATGAATCCTGAAGAGTTAAGTGGATTAGCATCACTTGGTCAGATAACATACAATCCAGTAACAGGATTACCTGAAGCATTTAGTCTTAAAGGTATATTTAAAAGTATACGTAAAATAGCACCTATTGCATTAGCGATAGCTGCACCTTATGCTTTTGGAGCAACAACAGCTTTAGGAATAGGAGCATCAACAGCTCTTGGTTCTTTTGCAGGTAATTTAATAGCAGGTGCTAAACCTGGAGATGCTTTAAAACAAGGATTGCTTTCAGGTTTATTTGCAGGTGGTGGAGCTTACTTAGGTGGAGCTTCTTCTGGATTAGGTGGATCAGCAGCTCAAAGTGGTACAAGTGCAGTTACATCAGGTGCATCAGGTGGAGCACAAGGTGGTTTAACTATTAATAATCCTGCTTTTCAATCTTCACCTTTAAAGGTAGCTTTACAAGGACCACCACCAAATATAGGTAATACTACAGCTAGAGGAATAAGTCAATTTACTGGAGGTAATGTATCAGGTGCATCTTCAGCTAGTTTAGCAGGAAGTGTTGATAAAATGATACCTCAATCAAACTTAGTTTTTAAATCTGGTGCTGTTCCTAAAACATATAGTCAATCAATAGGTAGTGCTAATCAAATAGGTTTAGGAAATGCTAATGTAGCTTCTAATGTTGCAAGAAGTGGTCAATTTAGTCCTAATGTTACAAATCAAATTACTTCTTTTGGAGGAAACCAAGGAGCAAATTTAGCAAGTAATGTAGGTCAAGGACCAACAAGTATATTTGCAAAGGGTGGATTTAGTAAAGAAAATTTAAGTAGAATGGGTTCACAAATATATGACGATTATGCTAATCCAAAAGGTATAGCTAAACTTGTAGCTATGGATTTATCAACACCTGATTATGATGTTATGTATGCTAATGAAGCTAGAGAAAAAGAACAACAACTAAGAGAAGCAGGTTATACAGTTGATACTGGCTTTGATGGTCAAACAGTTATAAGAGATTCTTCTGGTGTAACTCTACCAAGAAACTTAACAGCATCTATGATATTAGATAGAGCATTAGGAAGAGCACCACGTACTAACTTAGTAGCACGTACAGATTATGCTACTGCTAAAGAAGGTGGATTAATAAGTTTAAAACATGGTGGTGAATTTAGTGGTATGGTTCCAGGTGAAGGACATGGTATGGAAGATAATGTTTATATGCCTATTACAGAAGGTAAAAAACAAGTAGGAACATTAGCTGTATCACCTTCAGAATATGTAGTAGATAGTTATACAATGGCAGCACTTGGTAATGGCAATGCAGATGCAGGTGCTAAAGTAATGGATAAAGTTGTTAAACATGTACGTAAGAAAGCTTATGGAAATACAGAACAACCAAATGAAATAAGTGGGTTACAAGCTTTAAAACCCATGATGGAAAGGGTATAAAGAGATGGGAATATTATCATCATTATTTCAAACAGGAGCACCTGCACCACAAGTAGCAGGTCCAATGCTAGGAACTTCAAAGTTACCTGAAGAGTTAGCTCCATATTATAAAGATATATTAGGTAAAGCTCAAGCTCTTTATAATGAAAGAACTAAAGAAGGTTATCAACCTTATCAAGGTCCTACGATTGCAGACTTTACACCTGAACAACAACAAGCTTTTACAGGTATATCAGGACTTGTAGGACAACAAGCTCCTGTGTTTCAAGAAGCTATGGACTTAACAAGATCTGCTGCAGCACCTATGACATCAGAACAGATGACACAGTACATGTCTCCTTATCAACAAGCAGTTGTTGACATAGAAAAAAGAGAAGCTACTAAACAATATGAATCACAAGTAGTGCCTGCATTAGCTGCTAAAGCTGCAACTACAGGTGGCTTTGGTGGTAGTAGACAAGCTATATTAGAAGGTATGGCTGCAGATACACAACAAAGATTATTAAGTGATATACAAGCTAAAGGTTCTCAACAAGCTTATCAAGATGCTGTAAAAAGATTTCAAGCAGATCGTACTGCAGCAGGTCAAGCAGGTGCACAACTTGCTACTATGGCTCCTAATCAATTTAAAGCACAACTTGGTGAACTTGGTGCAATACAAACTATTGGTGAAGAAAAACAAAGACAACAACAAACAGCATTAGATGAAGCCTTTAGACAATATCAATTAGAAAGAAACTTTCCTTATGATACTATGGGACAATATCAAGCTGTTGTAACAGGAGCACCTGTAAGACCAACAACATTTGCTAAACCTGCAGATCCTACACCATCTATAGGACAACAATTAATAGGTGGAATAGGTACACTAGGTGCAGCTTATGGAGCCTTTACAGGTAATAATCCTTTAGATCTTCTTAGAAGAAAAGGTGGTGGTGGATTAAGTGATCTTCCTATTGTTTATAGACAGCAAGCAGGAAAAGTCTTTGTTCCTGAAATGGGTAGTGGCGAAGATTATTCAGTAATTAATGCAGCATCAGGAATGTTTCAAGGATTAACTGAACCTGATTTTTATCCTAGACTACCAGGTGAAACTGATTCTGCATATAGACAAAGACTTAGAGATTTAAAAGCAGGTAAAGCAGAAAGATTTACAACATTTGCTAATGCTAAAAAAATAGCTGAAGATGCTAAAGCTGAAGGTCAAGGTAAAGAAGTAGAACCTGCTAATGAATTTTCTCAAGCAATGGATGCATTAAAACCAAAATTAACTGAAAATGAAATATCTAATCAAATGGATGAATTAGATTCTACTAATACTAATATTATAGAACCAATAGAAGTTACACGTAATACTAATACAGGTGATAGTGGTATTACTGCAATAGATGCATTACAATCAGCTACAGGTAATACTTTTTTTGAAGGAACACCTAGACCAGATTATCCTACTATAGATGCTTCAGGATTAGAAGGTTTAAGAGCATCTACAAATCAATTAAATGCAGATATAAATTCTTTTATAAAAGCAAATGAAGGTAGAATGAGTTCTGAACAATTAAGAGAACAAATTGAAAATAATTTTGGTGCTGATTTAAGAGCATTAGAAGAGTTTCAAGCAAATGAACAAAATATATTAGCACAACAAATGGCAGAGGATGCTGCAGAACGTGGTAAATATTTTGATGCAGAGTCAGCTACTGCTAAAGATGCTATGCAAAGACAACAGTATGGTAATCTAGCTCAATTTTTTGCAAGACTAGGTACAGCATCTCCTAAACAAGAAGGTCTTGCTGGTGTTCTTGGTGCTGGTCTTGAAGCTGCAGATGCAACATTACCTCAAGCTATGCAAACACAACAAGCTTATCAAGATCGTTTAGCTGCACTACGTGGAGATAGAAGAGCTGAAGAAAAATCAGATAAAGTTATATCACGTACTGAACAAAAAAATATACGTAAAGACCTTTATACTGGTAAAAAAGATTTAACTAAATCAAAAAGAGAAGATCTAATAGCAGCTAATGATAGAGATATAGATATAGCTTCTAAAACAATAGCAGCTAGAGGTCAAGGATTAGCTTCAGAAACTGATCTTGTTAATGCAGAAATTTCATTAGGTCAAGCACAAAATGAAAATGCTATATTAGCACTTGAGTTTGATAAAGATACAGACTTTAGTGATGTTTTTCCAGATCCAAAAGATGGTGTTAATCTTATGATGCCTTTACTAGGAGGAGATGCTTATAAAAATAGACCTGAATTAAATAAACAAATAGCATCAGCATGGAATAGAGCTTATAAAGAAGTTATAGCACAAATTAAACAGCAAGATAGAAAAATTAGTCAAGATAATTTAACAAAACAAGAAGTAACAGTAGCTGTACAAACTCTAGCTAAAAGTTATTTAGATGCTAATCTACCACAAAAACCACCTCCAGGAAATAATGTAGAAATAGAAGATTCTGCTGTACCAGATGATATATTGTCTTTAAAAGAAGGTTTCTAATTAATGGATTTTAGATCAGAGACTTATCAAAGAGCTCGACAAGAATTAAATTCTATACCAAATTTAGATTATAATAAAGCACGTTCTTATTTAGAATCAAAAAATATTGATATGGAAGAGTTTCGAGAAGCTAATAAAAAATATAAATCTTTTATAGATTCAGGTAAAACTGTTAGACCTGAAGGCTTTGCTCTTGGTCGTATTGCTGGTAGAATGTTAGGCGAAGCAGGAGAAGATATAAAAGATATAGGAACAATGATTGCTCCTAAAACAACAGAAGCTATTAGTCAATTTGCTAGTGATATAATACCTGATGCTGCTGAAGATTATATGGATAGAATGTTTGATCCTTATATGGGTGAAGGTACTGGATCAGAAGTATCAAGAGTTGCTGCTGATATAGGCTCTTTCTTTTTACCTGGTAAAGCTATTAAGTATGGTATCAAAGGTGGTAAAGTAGTAATAGGTGGTAAGCAAGCTACAGCTATAGGACCTAAAGCACAACAAACTAAAAAGTTTAAAGATAGATTAGAAAACTATGGTTCATATGCTACAGGATATACAATAGCAGAAGACTCTGCAGATGAAAATACTTATAATGCTATGTTAGATTTAGCTGATGAATATGGTGGATTAAAAGGAACAGAAGTAAGTAATCTATTAAATAAATTTGCAGTTGATCCTAATGATTCAGAAGTTGTACAAAAGTTAAATAGTTTAGCTTTAAATTTATCTGGTGTTGGTATGTTTGCTGGATTAGCAAAGTTAAAAACACCTATGGATAGAGCAAAAGCTTTAGAGTTAATTAAAAAGAAAAAAGATAAAGCTAAAAAACAACAATTAGCAATAGATGTTGCACCTACAACATTACTAGGTAAAGCTGCAGATAAAGTAGGAATACGTAATGCTTTGTATAGAGGATTTAGTACAACAAGAGGTACAGATAAATTTACAAGAGATCGTATTCTTAAAAGAGAATCTGCAGTAAAACGAACACTAAAAGAAGTTGATGGTTTAGCTCAAGATTTAACAAAGACAATAGATAATGCACAAACTTCATTAAACACAGATCAATTAACTCTTCTTGTAAATGGAGTATTAAATGGTGAACAAGCAGCATTAAGAACATTATTACAAGAAGCTCCTGATGTAGCACGTATAGCTAGAGAAATGGCAAAAAATATAAGAGAAGCTAGAAAACCTATAGCAGGAAGAATAAAAAATGCTAAAGTAAAAGCTATGTATGATCCTAATAAAAAGAAAGTATGGTTAAATAGATCTTATAGAATATATGATGATCCTTCTTTTTCAAGAGAAATAAAAGATATACCTACTGATGTGCGTGCAGGTATTGAAAAATATTTAAGACGTATAGGTATACCTGAAGATAAAATGGAAGGTGCTATTAAAAAATTATTAGCTAGAGGAAACTTATCTGAAAAAACTATAGGTGATGTGTTTAATCCTTTTAGAAAAACAGGTTCTACTGGAATAGGTAGTTCAAGTAAAGTTTATAAGCCAAGAACAAAACTTGCAGATGTTAAAGAAGTACGTGCATTGTGGGGAGAAGTAAAAGATCCATATAAAAATTATATGAATAGTATGGTAAAGCTTTCAAGAATGGAAGCTGATGCTAGTTTTTTAGATGACATAGCTAAATATTTAAAAGAAAATGGATTAGCTAAAACTGCAGATCAAATAGAAAATAGATCAGGTCCTATTGTAGGAGATTGGGCAGATTTTGAAAAAGGTTTAGCATTAACAGGAACTAAAGTTCAAAGTCTTGAAAAATTTGGAGCTGATACATTAAAAGATATTTTAGGAAAAGATGCTGAAAAACTTATATTAAATCCTTTAGAAGGTTTGTATGCTAATAAAAATTATAGAAATTTTTTACAAGAAGGTACTGATGTTTTAGGACCTACAAGTGATATAGGTAAAGCTTGGATGATGTACAAAGTTGCAACACAAACTTCTAAAACAATTTATAATCCTGGTACTCATGGTAGAAATACTTTAGGTAATAAAATATTACTTGTTGCAAATGGTATGAATCCTTTTGCTTATAAAAAAGATTCTTTTAAAGCTGCTGCTGAAAAATTAACAGGTAAAAGTAATAAAGAATTAGGTAAAAGATTAGGTCGTTATCAAGAACTTAATATTACAGAGAGTGGTGTTAGGCAAGAAATTATAAGACGAGCAGCTAATCAAGTATTTAATTTTGATTCAAAGACTGTTGCAGGTAAAGTTCAACAAGCTATGAATAAAAAATCTAATCCTATTAAAGCTGCACAAAACTTATATCAAGTTGAAGATGACTTCTTTAAAATTATGCACTTTGAAAAAACTATAGATGATTTAAAAAAAGTATTTCCTAAAGGAACTCCTATAGAAGTTATAGAAGAAGAAGCAGCAAGACGTACACGAGATCTAATGCCTAATTATAATTTAGTAGGTAAATCATTAAAAGAAGCTAGAAAATTACCTGTTGGAGATTTTATGGCTTTTCCTGCTGAAATGATTCGTATATCAAAAAATTTAGCAAGAGATACATATGATGATATTACAGGTAATACTGCAGCACGTTTAGGTATAAAAAATAAAGAAGCTCAAAAACAATTAAAAAATATGGGATATAAAAGATTAGCAGGTATGACTGCTACAGCTACAGCAGGTGATCAACTTGGTAATTATAGTGCTAATCTAATGGGTATAACAGGTGAAGATCAAGAGTCTTTACAAAGATTACAACCAACATGGGAGCAAGGTACAGCTAAAATATATTTAAGTGATTTTAATAAAGATAAAAATAATCACTTAGGAATTGACTATATTAACTTAGGACCTATAGATCCTTTTAGTTATTTTAAAGCTCCTGTTAAACTACTAGCAAAAGAATTAGCAGATATAACAGAGAAAGGAATTAGAACAGGTCAAGTAGGATTATCAGAAGATTTTAATAGAAGATTAGGTGCAGCTTTTATGCAGATAGGTGGTCCTTTTGGTGGAACCTCTATGTCTACAGAAGCTATTATTAAAGCTATGAATGTTTATGATGATGATCGTTTAAATTTTAAAGAAAAATTATTAGAAGGAGGTTCTATTTTAGGATCAACAATAGTTCCAGGTGGTATTACTATGGGATTAAAAGGTCAGAAATATAGAACAAGTAAAGAGTTACGTAAAGGAATGTATAATCCACAAACAGGAGAATATGAAGATAGAGGTGCTGTTTCAGATTATGATTATACAATACCTGAAGTAGAGATAGAAGGTTTATTAGGTAAAGCTAGATGGTTAGGTATTAGACCACAAAGATTAGATATAACTGCAGGTATGCGTAGACAAATATTTCCTTTAATTAAAGATATGGATAGATCAGATAATCAAGTAAAGTTTATGACTAATCCTAACTCACCAAGAGATCCAGCATTAAGATCTAAACAGTTTATGAATGCTTATAAAAAAGATCAACTAAAAAGATTAGGTAAACAAAGAGATTTAAAAAAGATTGTTGATGCATACGAAGAACTTGGTTTAGATTATGAAGATATATTATCTGGTGTAAGTAGAGAATTTTTAAAGAATATAGATTCTAAAGATATTATTTCAAAAATGGATTTTGCAAGTAGAAATAAATTCTTTCCTTCATATATACCACAAGGACAAATAGCTGAAGCTGAAGAATATACAGGTGGAGCATTACCTTATGATGATGTAGGTCAGTTATATGAACAATTATTTAATTACAATTTAGTAGACGAGGATTAAACAATGCAAGATATAATGTTATGGAATGCTGTACTTACGCTTGCTGTAGGTGCATTTCTATGGTGGATACGTAGTATTAATAATGATATAAATAAACTACGTGAAGATTTAAAAGATCATGCATTGTCTGATGCAAAGACTAGAGAGTTTATGGCAACTAATTATTCTACACGTAAAGAAGTATTTAATGAAATGAATAAACTACTAGCAAGATTTGATAAGCTAGAAGAAAAACTAGATAGATGGATGGAAAAACAGTAATAATATTTTTATTATTATTATTATATGGAACTGAAGTAATGGCAAATATATATAATAATCCAGGTAATATTTTATTAGGTGAAAACTTTGCAGGAGAAACTGGAAAATATTATACAGGTAAAAAAACTGGATTAAGATATTCTGTTTTTGATTCTCCAGAAATGGGTATTCGTGCATTATATCAAGACATTAGATCAAAGTTAAGAAGATCTAAAGGTGATGTTGAAGATGCTATGTTAAGATATTTAGGTGGAGATAATGATAAAGATAGTAAAAAAGATAGATATAAAAAAGCTTCAACACATAATGAAGATGTAGAAGGATATATTCAAAGAGCTATAAAAGCTTATGAAGAAGAAGGTGAAGATGGTTTAGTTAAACAAATAATTAAAAATGAAAATAAAACTGAAGCTCAAAGATACTATTTAGATAATCCTGAAGCTATTACTACTGGAAAAAAATTAGCTATTATGGATTTACCTTCAGGAACTTCTTTTGAAAATGCTGTTAAAGTATATCAACAAGGAGAGTATGGTAGAAAACATGGTGGTAGAGTAATGAATGATCCTAATAAAAATTATAATGCACAAAGGTTTATATAATGTCACCAGTATCTATTACTAAAGAAGCTAATGAATACTTATCAAATACCATAGATGAACATAAAGCATTAGGTGTACAATTATCTGTTGAAGGTGGTGGATGTGCAGGATTTAATTATAAATGGGAATTTGTTAATTCAGAAGTTGAAGATGTTAATTCAGATGAGATTATTAAATTAGATAAAGGTTTATTATACATACATCCTACTGCTATTATGTATGTATTAGGTACAATTATAGATTTTACTAAAGATGTAGCAGGAAGTTATTTAAAAATTAATAATCCTAATGCTACCTCACAATGTGGATGTGGAGAAAGTTTTGCTTATGGTTAAATATTTTTTATTTATATTTGCATTTTTATTTTCATTACAAAGTTTTGCACAAACGAATACAGTAACATCTACTACCTCTACTGTTAGTGGAACAACTAGCGTTGATAGAGCTCCATCAACTGCAAGTGCTCCATCTATTATGAACAGTAATCAAGATGTCTGTAGCTTTGCTGCATCTGCTGCTATTCAATCACAGATACTAGGTATAGCAGGTGGTACATCTATAAGAGATTTAAATTGTGAAAGATTAAAATTAAGTCGTGCTTTATATAGAATGGGTATGAAAGTAGGTGCAGTTGCCATGCTATGTCAAGACGAAAGAGTCTTTCAAGCAATGGAAATGGCAGGTACACCTTGTCCATACATGGGCAAAATTGGAATTGAAGCTGCACAAGAATGGTTAGATAATCCTGAAAAAAGACCTGATTATGAGAAGTGGTTAAAAGAGAATGCTATTAAAGATGAAGAAATTATTAATGACGAAGGTGCTCTTGGTATCTTCTCTGTTCTTCTTATGTTGTTATTCCTCTAATGCTCAAATGTTACCAGAGGGTGATACAGTCACTCAAGAAATAGAGACTGAACATCTAGGTGAAGGACATATAGATACAATAACAGAGACTACTACAACTGTTGAACATAAAACAACAGGTGATATACTACACAAAGATACAGGTATCGTAGCGAATCGCTATGAGGGTGATATGGATCTGGATTGGGGTGGGCTAGGTCCTGCAAGTATGCCAAATTGTAATGCGTACTTTGGTACAGGTACATGTGGTAAAGGCACATCAAGTTCACACACAACCTTTGATCAGTACGTAGATATATCACAATTTCATATATCAGATGGTGGTGCATTAGAATGGGAACTACAAATGCATCATTCACAAGCAAATACCACAGGATATTTTCAAACAAAAGGATATAATAATAATGTTCTGCAATGGGATACAGGACAAATTACATTACAAAATAATCAAACACCTACAACATACACAGGAACGTATGATTTTGCAGGAGATTTAGATAAGGTATTTATAAGAATAGGTGGAGCAAAGAATTATTTTTTTGATAATGTAGAATACACAGTTAATTACAATCACATAACAACATCAGTAGAAACATGGATAGAAATTGTTCAACCAGCATTAATGGAAGATCAAATAACAGTAGAATTAATAGAGCAATATGACATTGCTACACCAGAAGAACAATATCAAATGGATGAAATGATGGAAGAGTTTGATATGGTTATGACATTTGATATGCCTACTATGGAACAACCTATGGAAGAGATGATGGTAGATATGCCAATAGAAATTGGTGCTATGATGGAAGAATATAATGAAGGTAATGTATCATATGAAGAAGTTATAACAGAAGTTCAGGAAATGGTAGAGGAAATACAAGATATAGGAATGGATGTTGATGTAGCTATGCCTACATTAGAAGAGGTTAAAGAGGTTGCTATTGAACAACCAGTAGAAGAACCAGTAGAAGTAGAAGTAGAAACTGTTACAGAAACTGTTGAAGTTATTGAGGAGATTAAAGAAGAACCTGTTGAAGTTGTAGAAGAAACTAACGAAGAACCTACAAAGGAGGTCGCTGATGTTTCTGAAGACAATAACATGGAAGAGATTAAAGAAGAAGCTAAAGAAGAGACTGAACCACAAGAGAAGGAAGTTGCGAGTAAGGATATGGATGCAGAAGAAGTGGATCAGAAAACAGAATCAAAGAAATTAGAAACTACAAAAGAACAAGAAAAGAAACAAGAAAAAGCAAACGAGATACTAGCTACAATACAATCACAATATGATCCTGTAGCACAGATGACAACCATAGCATTAGTAACTGCTCTTGGTCCTGATATACAACAATATCAACAACAAGATATAGTACAACAGATGCAATGGTATGCAGAGGAAGAGATTTACGCTGATCAATTAATGCCTGATCCTTTAGGAGATTATATCTCTGTTAGATCAAGCTTACAAATGGAAAGGATGATCCAACAACAATATGAGTGAAGTAGAATATCAAGGTATTAAAGTAAAAGGTGGTAAATTATTTTTAATTTTCCCATTACTAGGAACTTTAGGTGGTGCTATATGGGCAGGCTTTGAAGGTTATGCTAGGTGGGTAGCTATGGAGGAAAAGATAAATGAATATGTGGCTCCTGATCTTTCTGGTTTTACTTTAAAACTAGATGTATTAGAAGAAAGAATTATTTCTTTAGAAGATAATATGGGTACAGAATTACGTAGTGTAAAAGAATTGGTAGGTGCAGCACAAGATGATGCACGAACTATAAGAATAGATTTAAGAAAAGATATTAATGAAGTACAAGATCAAGTGGCAGCAGTTGATAGACGTTCTCGTAATATGGATCAAGAAGTAAGAGCTTCTTTAAGACAAACTGAAACAGATTTAAGAACTATGATTGATCATGCAAGTGACAGGTTTGACAATAAGCGTACTGCTATTGAATCAGATGCAGTTAGAAGAGGAGAAGTGATAGATATGAAACTAAAAGAATTAGAAGATAGAATAATAAAACTTTTGGAACGTGCTTTAAACAATCCTCTTGCAGGTCAGTAGTTAAAATTAGAAGCCACATTTTTTTATAAGCTCCATAACTTTTTCTTTACCTAATACTTTTAGATTCTCTATAATATTAGCTTCTAAACCTTCAGCAGACATATCAATTTCTGTCTCGCTTTTGGCTCCTCTTATACGTGATAATAATTCTAATGCTTTGATAGCACTATTGGTGTGACCATTTGCTTTAGCAAAGGTATATTGATTTTCTATTTCAGTAATAACATCTACTGAAGTCTCTAACGTATTCTCTAATTCTGCAATACGTTCTTTTATTTCTTGATTTTGTAAGTTTCTATAACCTTGATTATAGGCAGAACTCTCAGCATATCCTGCAGCTTTTGCAGCTTCTGTTGCATTTCTGTGCAGGATATACGCTTGAGCAAACTTCTCTTGTTTATCATTTAAAGCCATGATACACTAACTAAAATAAATATTATACCTAGAATAAAAGAATAATAGATAACATAACCAATAACATTAGAGGTCTTGTCCTTTCTCTTGTTGCCATCTAAGATCATTTTGATCTGGGATAATATGTTCTGGATCAGCATTAGGTGTTATTCTCCAATCGTTATCTGTATCTGGTCTTCGCTGTGTAATATCACAACCTGCATAAGTTATCTTAATATCTTCAGGTGAATCCTTCTCAAAATCTATAATCTTATCGTAGTAAGGTCCAACTTGAGTTTGAAAAGTATGGACTAACATCTTTCTACAAAACTCTTGACTTAAATCTCTTGAGTAAGGAGCACTTTCAAATTGTGTGCAATCACCATTAAAACATACAAGTAGCATAGCTACTTTAAATACCTCTGGCATTATTCTGTGCCAGTTTCTTTAAGTATCTCTTCTATAACTTGATCTCCTGATGGATTAGTATGGTAATACCATCCACCATAAGCTATTACAGCTACTACAATAGCAGCAATTATCCATTTAATCATTACTTACAACTCCCTTCCTGTGTACAAGCATTAGCAGATTTAATAACTGTAACGTCTTGTATTACTGAATCATCTTGAACATGGTGTGTTTCTAAAGCACAAGCTGAAGCTAACCCCACACTCAATAGTAGTAAAAATGTTTTCATTAAAATTTAAACTCCTGTTCAAAGAAGATAACACCATCATCATCAGAATTTATTTCAAATTGATTTAAATCTTTACCAACTTGTCTATCCCATCCAACTCTAAAAGTATCACCACTTTTTTGTTTATATTTTCCAAACAATCTTAGTTTAGATTTTTCATCTTCATCCATATCAAAGTAATATCTATAACCAGCAGACCAACCAGGAAGTGTACTTCTTATTTCCTCATTAGCTTCTGCTTCTTTAGTAGGTTTACTTATAATAGAACCAAGAATAATTATTCCTAAAAGAATCGCTGCAATAATGTATGCAATTTTTTTATTATCTTTGGTCTCTTTAACTTTCTTTGCCATATAGTTAATTCTCCTTGTAAAGTTTTTCTAGCTGACAACCACAGCCATTCGTCTTCGTTGTATGGAAACATGATGCTTATTCTCCTTTAATGCATGTTCCCATTATACCTTCGTTTGATGTAGAAGTCAAGTATATTTTTAAATTTTTATTATCATTCCATATTTTACTTACTTTGTTTAACCACCACTCATGATCATGCACAGTTACATGTACATTTTCTCCTTTATATTTACCTGTTTTAAAAGTTTTTTTAGCAGGTAAGGTAGATACATTAATAAACATAGTACTTTGTGAGAAAGAACATAACTCTCTTATAACCCAATCTAAATCTTCTTCAGGTATATGTTCAAGAACATCAGTACAAATTACCATGTCATATTTTTTAGTGGGTAGCTTATCATGTTCTGGATAAGCAGGATCATATAAAAATAATTCATCTACTCCCCACCATTTATGTAATGGTTTATCAAAGTTAGGTATCTTCTTTTTAGGATCTACATCTCTATGATTCTCTTTATAAGGTATAGCTTTACCACATCCATAATCTAATATACTTTTACAATTATTATGTAACAATATATTGTATATATCATATGCAAAAGGTACTAAACTTATACCTCTAAACTTATCTTCTTCTTTATGTAGATCTTTGTAAGCTTCTACAAGTTCTACATATTTTTCAGAAGGTTCTGGTTTCTTTGGTAGTACATAATTATCCATCAAATGTTTCCTTAAATGTTTTTGGTTTAGGTTGTAATTCCCACAAAGAAGAAACTAAAGTATCTTTACCAAATAAATTTAAACTCATTTCCATTGGAGGATTAGTAAAAGTTCTTTCACAATCCTGTGCCATAGCTAATAACTCTCCAGTAGTCCAATAGTTTTTATCACCTACACCAACCTTAAAATATTTAGGTTTAGGTTCTTCATCTTCAGCACCTGTTGTTTCTTTCTTTTGCTCTTCAGTAGGTTCTTCCATGCTACAATCAAAACCAAATAAATCAAAGTGTCTAAATCCCATAGTATGCATAATACCTAATGCTCTCATGGCAGCACATGTACCACCTGTAATAAGAGTAGAACCTTCAGGTATACCTATCTCTGGATTTATTTTTACTGATTGATTTTGTATTTTCTTTTGTTGTTCTTCAGGATCACGTAATGATTCTGTAAATGCATGCCATCCATGTATCTCTGCACCTTTCTCTATAAGATATTCAGTAACAGAAGGATCTGTCATAGATGCTACAAAGAACTTTGTTTTCTTTTCTATCTTTTTAAATAATTCTTTTCTTACTACACCATGTGTGCTTGTACCTGTAATAGGTCTAGGATCAAGAACAATACATGCCCAAGGTATTATACCATTGTTAATAAGTGTAGGATAAGAATGTTTTACACAAACAATTTTACTGGTAGGATTATTTCTTATATGTGTTTTTAGTTCTTCTATATTTAAGTAAGGACCACCTGATACAAGAATAACATTACCTTTATGTAAAGGAAATTTACCTAACCATGTCTTTATAAGTTTTAAATTGTTTTTAATATTATCTCTAATAAAATCTTTAGGTACACAATCACGAGGATTAACTACAATAGGTACACTTAATAAACTTTTAGGTATATCAGGAAGAGATTTATCATGTAGTATAAGTGCCATGTGTGTAAAGCCACCACCACGTACTCTATCTTGTGAAGGTATAATCCATCTACGTATAGTCTTATGACCTTTTAATCTGTCAGTTAAAGTATTTGTACCATGATATTTTTTATCAGGAATATTTTTGTCATCATCTTCTCTGAAGAAGTTATCTACCATAACAACAGGAATATGTTTTAAATTTTGATAGTCACTTTCTGTAGTCTTAATACTATTACCACCACCTATCAAAGCAAAGTCTGCATCTAAATCAGTACGATCTTTTAGTATATCTCTGGAGTTACCTTTACCTAATTCAAATGTAAAGACTTTCTTTTTCTCCATCATCTTTGCTCTAAACTCTTGTAGTCTTTTTACTACAGCAGCTTTAGTATTGTGAGCTTTAACATTAAACTCTTCTGCATCTGTCTCCATAGTACCATCTTCAAATAAATCAAAACCTCTATATAATATTTCATCTTGATTTTCAAAAGCAGCAAGAGCCATCTCAATAGCACGACCACCATTCCAAGTACCTACTTCTATAATAGATTTAGGTTTATACTGTCTTATAACATCAGCTAAATGTTTATGTCTTGAAGGTGTTATATCTTGAGATGTTTGTTCTTCTGATAAAGAAACTAATCTATTACCTTGAGCATCTCTAACAGGAATATTATTAACATTATGTATACCTTCAAAGTGTGTAATGTATTCTTTTATTTGTGGAACAGGTTGTATTTTCATACCATGAGCTTTATATATATTTAAAAGTCTCTCTGTTATAAAAGCATCATTCCATTCTCTATATTGCAAGAGTTCTCCTGATATATAAGCACCACGTAAATCACCAAGTAAATCAAGAGCAGGTCTTTTATTTAAATTAAAAGCCATGAAAGAACAATCAACATATGTTCCACCATCCATATCTCTTGCACCTGCAAAAGCTATATCACAAGCTTCAGGTAACATACCAAGTATATCATCAGGTACTAATCTTTTACTACTAACAGAGTCAGCATCAATCCATATTAACCAACCTGCTTGTGCATCTTTCTCTGATAATTCAAATGCATATTCTGTTAAAGCAAATACTTTATGTGACCATCTTAATGCATCTAGTCTCCAGTTATAAGGTATCTTACCAAACTCTGTACCATCATGTTCTTTATTTACTTTTAAAAATTCTGTGTATTCTTCTATAGAATCTAAAGGTTCTAAAGATACATCAGATTTAAAAGAATAATTTTTAGGATCAAGTTTATGATAATAACATTTTAATTTTAAACTAGGTTCCCAATTATTATCAATAGAATTAATAAGGTGATGTCCTGCAACCTTATATATTTCTTCATTAAAAGAAGTAACAAAATTTATTTTGGTCATATCATATAATCTTTCGTTGGATCAATCATGTTATTCATTTGTAACCATTGAGCATCATTACACCACTCAACTGCATACTTACCTTCTATCTCTCCTCGTGGTTTCCAAGCACTAAACCAAGGACCACCTGTTGTAAAGTGTACATTCTTTGCATCTAGTTCAGGAGAAGAGTGACCATCCAACCAATTCCATTCTTCAGGTATTCTACCTATGTCTGCTTCTTTATCAGGCAACCATTCAAAACCATGTAGCCATCTACCTGTTTGTGTATTAACCACTTCAGGTGTAAGTCTTTTATTTAATTCATGTCCACAGTTAAACATCATAAGACTTGACCAGTTCTTTCTACGATAAGGTTCTTGTACTTTACCATCCATCTTTGTAGATTTAACTGGTTCATATTTATGATGCACACACCATAGAGGATAATAATCCATGCTACAAATATCAAACAATTCATTTATATCTGCACGAACATACATATCTGAATCCATAAATAAAGCTTTACCTTCATACATATTTAAAGCAGGTACTAAAAATCTTGTAAAACTAAACTCTGTAGAAAAAGGTCTACCATCTATAACATCATAAGGTTGACCATCAATCATTTCAGATTCTCTTCTATATAAACCCATTAGTTCCACTATGTTTTTTCTAATTGGAACTACTCGTATATTTTTACTGGAAATTCTTTCCAATGAAAATTTTAAAACTTGATATGCTGTTTCTTCTTTTGGATCATACCCAATATAAACTGTATTCATTTAATCTCCTTTGGTGAGGGAGTGAAAGGAAATAGAAAACACTCCCTCAATTTAAGTTAGTGTATTACTATTTCTTTTGGTCTTTGTTCTTCAGGTATGTTATGTTTTAGACTTACAGCTAATACACCATCCTCAAACGTAGCATCTTCAACCTCTACATTATCAGCTAAACTAAAGCGTTTAATAAAAGATCTTCGTGCTATATTCTTATGAAGATATTCTCCATTAGAATTTTTTGAATTAGACTCACCTTCAATAGTTAGATAATTATCTTTAAGGTTAATCTTTAATTCATCTTTTTTAAAACCTGCAACTGCAAGTTCTATACGATAATCATTATCACCTTCTTTAACTATATCGTAAGGTGGGTAATCATTACCTGTTAAGCTATCATTTTTATGTAGAGATACCATATGATCCATCAAATGATCAAATCCTATAGCATATCTATTTATGTTATGAAATAAACTCATGCTTTTCTCCTTTCATTAAGCGAGTTATAGAGAGACTACGCTGAATACTGTATGGTAGTTTTAACCAGAACTCTCTTATAGAACCCAAAATGGCATTCTATGATGTAATTATGACACACTTTACTATAAAAGTCAAGCATTTTTTTATAGTCTACCTAACCTATGAAAGATGTTCATTAGTTTTTCTTGCTCTTCTTTATCAACTGGAAAAATATTATTAAGATAATATGTTATTACTTTTCTAATTAATGCAACATCTTCTATAGCTAATGCAGGTTTAGTTTCTTTCATTATCTTTTCTCTTTCTTTATCATTATAAAATGCCCAATCAGCTATTTGTTTACTTGTTCTAAAACAACCAATACAAACATCATTCTCTAGTGTACACACACCAATACAAGGTGAACAAATTATATGTCCACCAGTTCACATACACCTGCAGTACATGCAAGTTCTTGTGATCCTTTCGTATTATCTTCTTTCTCAAAGTCTTGTAATTTATTCCAATCAATATTCGTTGGCATAGCCTTTGCTAACTTCTTATAAGTCTTCTCATCTATATCTTGATAAGGTGCTTGTTGATATGTATGATCAGAGAATGGTAAGAAAGATATACCACTTACATGTTCAAAGTTTTCCCAACACCATGCACCCACAGGAACCCATTCTTCTTCCTTAACACTTATAGTTACAGAAGGTTTATGTTCACACCAATGTTGAGCATAACATTTCCATATCTCTAATTGTTGAATAGCTGTCATGTCTGTTCTGCATACTGAACCTTTAGGAGCCATCATAGGAAAAGAGAATACAGTTTGATGTTCTGGTTTTAAATAGTCTGGCTCATGAGGTATACCAGATGCTTTCATAAACTCTGTCAATGGATCTTTATTATCACCTCTTACTGTTCTAATGTAGTAAGGATTATGTCTAGCATGTATACCACTAGCACTATCAACTAATTGACTTACAGTACCTGAAGGTTTAACACAAGTAATAGCTGTTGATTGTGGTATACCTAACTTCTTTGCTAAAACTTTATTAGTTTCTACTGCATGTTTCTTTAATGTTTCTAATCTAGGAGCTAGACCATCAATAGTATTGAGCTCAACAGAATCCATAATACCTGTTAAAGATACACCAAGTAATCTTTCTTCTTCTGTATTGTTCTGCCATCTCTTACGAAGATAACCAAAGTTTGTAAAGGTAGATTGTATTGTACCTAGTATAGTAGCAAGTTTAACTTTGTTTACAAGTGTAGTCATAGTATCAGTAGAACGACACACAACTTCAGTTAAGTTACAGAATTGATTAGGTCTTAATATAATTTCACTACAAGGATTAGTACCAAAATCCCATGATGCATCTCGTCTACCATTCTCTGCAGCTTTAGCTTGAGCAGATGCTCTATTGAACATACCTCTCTCACCTGATTTACTTTCATATAATGATAGCCATTCTTTCATAAAGATACCTGGATCTGGTTTCTCTGTATATGCTACAGAGTTATTAGCTAATGCTCTTTGTGGATTTTCATTCCACCACTCACCCATTTTAGCACCACGAATACGTTGATCAGAAAGATTAGACAAAGAAATAAGAGCTGATCTACGTACACCACCAACAACTACAACCTCACCTGTCTTACATACAATGTCATGGCACTCCATAGAAGAAAGCTTTCTACCTCTTGCACCTTTAAATTTAAGAATAGTAAAGTCAAAGAGATCAACAAGAGGTTGAGGTCCACTAGCTCTACCACCAAATGTTTTTAATCTTGCACCTGCAGGTCTAACTTTACTAACATTTATTTTAGGAACTCTACCTGTGTAGAGATAGGATATTAAATCTCTAAATGCTTTTGCCCAACCTTCTTTAGAATCCACAACAGATACTACATCTTCTGTATGTTCAAACTCTACATCAGGAACAGTAGGTAACTTATCTGCATACTGTCTTTCAACAGAGAAACCTACACCTGTACCATTCATAAGTATATATAACACTTCATCAAATGCTCTTGGACTATCAATAGGAATATAAGAACAATTATAACCTGCAACATTCTCTCTATCTAATGCTTCACCTGATGTCATTAATGCTCTCATAGATGGCATAACTTGTAATGAAAGTATAGCTTCTTCTAATTCATTCCATTCTTTATTTTTAATTACACTATTATATTCATTATCTATATGTTGCCTAAAGAAAGATATAAGTCTGCTTACAGTTTCACTCCAACTCTCTCTTCTACCTTTATCTTCTAACCATCTTGAATACCTAGACATGTGAATGAATGATTGATATTCAGTAGGTAAATAATTATTTCCTAATAATGATGCCATCTAATTTTCCTTTCCATACTTTAGTTCTAATATTAATTCTGCATAATGAATTACTTTTTCTATATCTTTTCTACCTTCGCCTTTTGTTTTATGACGAGTTATATATTTTACCACATTACCTTCCAAGAAGTCAAGCTTATTTTTAACAATATATTCTATAGGCTGTATAACACAGTCTTTGTAATGACTTCCACCTACTTGTTTGTCTGTAGCATTATCATACTCATACTCATACGTACCTTTTCTTATAGCATCTTCTTCAGCATCTCTTCTCTTCATATAATCTCTATAACTTTCTTGAGACCATCCTCTGTCTTCAGGATTTATCCAAGACTCTTCTGATTCTTTGTCTGACATATTTTATCTCCTTTGAATTAATTACTTTAAGTGCGAAACCTCTTGTATATTCTGCATCCATACCTGCATTCTCACAGACATACTCAAAGTTCTCACATGTTACACCTACACTACAGAAGAACCAAGCACGAGCATTAGCTCTTTCAACACTTGTACGTGATGATTCTACTCTTGTCTTTTCTTTTGTAGCATCTAATAATGCTTGAAATATAACAGATAAAAATAGTAATCTTTCAGGACTACTCTTTTCATACTTGTCTATCTCTGTTAAGATTCCAAGATAGTCTTTGTCCATAGTCTAGTCTTCTATTGTTATCTCATCTCTAAATGTATCTATTAACATATGTGCAGCTTCGTCAGCACTTGCAGCTAACTCAATCTGTTTAATAAATTCATCAATCACTTGTGGATGTTCACCTATACCCACAGGATTCTCCATGTATATACGAGCAGTAGCTAATGCTTTGTCTCTTTTAGATTCAAATTCAGCCAATGCAGTATCATACATTGCTTTTTTTAGTGACATCTTTTACCTCCTTTCTTTCTACAGGTCTAAAAAATTTACCACCTATATAATTATTATAATATTTATGATTATCTGAACCTTCAACACAAGAAGTTAAAACATTATGTTGTACTTGATAAGCTAACTCATAATATTTTAAACTTCTTTTGTTTTTAAATTCATCAATTACTTCAAACTTAAAATTTTTCTTACCTAGTTTCTTTATATCTTCCTTTAAATACTTTGAAGAACCCATGTAAGATTGCCATCTTGATTGTCTTTTAGACTTACCAATTAAATATTGTTTACATCCTATATATTTTTTTTCTGTCTTCAAGTTAGTAATAATATATACAAAACCAAACTGTTCAAGATCAGGAGTAAAAGGTTTACCTGTTCTTAAATCTACCCAATGATTTTTTACCAATCTAAAACCTCATCTACGTTAGGTTCTTTAGCAACATTCGTAAGAAACCTATGACCTTTTGCATACTGAAACACACGTAATCCTTTACCTTGATTAGCATCACTCCAACAAGTACGCTTATGTGAACAATACAAGCAACCAATAGCAAGCTTACGATTGCCACTAGCTCCATCAGGCAAATCATCATAACACCTATCAGGTGGATTGTCTTGTTCCATAACTCCTTTAAGATAATCAATTCTTTCTTTAGCATTAATCATTTCCAATGAATGAACAGGAGTCAAACAAATGTCTCCATGTTGTTTATCTATAGCAAGAAAAGCAGCTTCATCTACACCATTGCCTTCAGCATAGGCAGAGATCTGTGCAATATAACCAAAAGGATCATCAGAATATAAAGTTCTTTTAGAAAACTTTTCAAAACTTCTACCTGATGCACTCTTACAATCAACGAGAACACCATCAATCATACAATCTTGATGTCCTTTTATTCCATTAACATCAATTTGTTTTTGTTGATCAGTTACTGTATGTCCTGCTAGTCTACAGAATAATATTAATAAGTCTTCTAATAAATGTCCATATAAAAACTTAATTCTTGTACTAGGTTCTAAAGGTTTAGGTTCATCTTTAGAATGTTTGTCATACCATAACTGTCTAGTAGGTTTACCTATAGCAGATAGTCTTAAGTTACGTTTCTGTGTAGGTTTCTCTTTTAAAAACATTCGTAATGTTTCTTTGACACTCTTTGTAAAAGAATCTAAATGCTCATCTATTTCTTTGTCATTTAAATCTACCTCTACAAGAGGATCAAATAAACCATATATATCTTTCACTAAAGTATCTATTGATTTCATAATAAATAATGGAGAGATACTCGTTCAGTAGCACCTCTCCATCCTTTCATTGGTTAGTTAGAAGCGAAGGATAATTCCTCATCAGATTCATTACTTACGAAGCCATCAGGAACTACTTCAAAAGCTTCCTCTGCATCAGCATCTGTGTTGTAAGGTACTAAATTAGTTACCTGTACAGCACGTAGATCAGCAGAAACTCCAGAACGACCTTTGAACTCCCACTCATATGTAGTATAAAGTACATTAACTTCTGAACCATTACCAATTAATGTGCCAGACATATTACGTTTGCCTGCGTCAACAACTTCAGGTGGTTTGTTCATGTTCCCATCTTTACGTCTCACTTTACGTTTTACTGTAACGAAATCACCTCTGTCGTCATTCTTATTTTTGATGGATAGACCATCAGCTTTAGCAATATCAGCATTCTTTTTATCAAGATTACCAACATCTATAGACCACACACCATCACTATCGAAAGTGGTGTTTGGACTTGTTACGCTTGCCCAATAAGCGTTTCCTTTAATAACACTCATAATTGTGTTCCTTTCTTTATTATTAATAAATGAATTATGACACACCTCAACATTTTTGTCAAGAGTTTTTTTCATAATAAATGTTTTGCTCAATTTTAATATTAAACTCATCTCTATTCTTGAGATAAGGTCTTGCTTTCCTTGATAACTTCTACCCCATGTTTTGTATTCAGCATCTTTATAACTCTCTACTCTGGTATTTTTATCTACAACTTTGTCAGTTAATTCTACCAACTCTTTTGCATAGCACCATACGTAGTCATGCTCTCGTTCAAATACAAAGTAATTACAGTCACCATATAACCAACCTTTATTACCCATTGTATTTTTAAACTCAACAACAATCCATGTGTCATCAAAAAACTTATTTTTATTTCCAGTTCTTCTAGCTTTTACATCTACACTAACTGTCTTATTATCTTTTGTTAGATAGAAATCTATATGTTTAAACATATTCTCTTGGTCATTTGCTATACCAACTGAATAACCATGCTCTTGCACAGTCTTTATAAATTCATTCTCTACTTGTATACCACGCTTAATATAATTAGCATGATCTTTTCTTCCTTTAAATTCTTTTACTAATGTGTCTGTGCCCATGTTCTCCCTACCTTCCATTCATTATCCAAAGGACATTTCATGTGTAATTGTTTCTCTGTATCTTTCATAGCATCTTTTGTTAGCTGTCCAAATCTTTTAACATCTTTGTTAAGGACTTCAAACTGATACTCATCATGTATAGATGCTACAAGCTTTGCATCAACACCTATTCTTCTGATACGTTTAATCATATTGATAAGCCATACCTTACACACAACTGCACCTGCACCTTGTATCAAAGTATTCAAGGCACTATGAGGACTACGTATATGTAATAGTCTACCATCAATACCTTTAATCATACCTTTACTTGCAGCTTTTGTAACAGAATCTCTTACTCTTTTCAGAGCAGGCATACTTGATAAGAACTTATTAATTAATTGTTGTCCTTCTTTAGCACCTGCTCCTACTATCTGACCTATTTTAGATGCACCTGCACCATACATAAAGGCATAGATAAAGGTCTTTGCCTGGTCTCTGTTAGTTAATCCTGCCATTTGCATATTGTGTGTATGTATATCACCTGTCAATAATATGTCTGTAAATGTAGCATCATTCATTAAATGTGCTAGACATCTCAACTCTAATCCACTTGCATCAGTTCCTACTATGGAATGAGTGTAAGGATTATCAACTGTCCAACAATCTCTACACTCTTTTCCATATGGAGAACGAACTGCAGGTATCTGTGCCATGTTAGGAGAGTGATGAGACATACGACCAGTAATAGTTTTAAGAGTCATAACTCTACCATGTACTCTACCATCTGTGTCATCACATGCTTCTATCCATGACTTAATCTGTGCGATACGCTTCTGTAAAAGAAAGAATCGTGAAAACTTTTTTGCTTCAGGAAGTTCTATAGTATCCAGAACTGCTTCATTAATAATTATATTTCCTTTATCTGTATGTTGTTTAGGTTTCCAACCTAGTTCCATTAATCTTTCTGCAATCTGTTGTCTTGATCCTATATTAAATGGTATGTATTTTGTTTTTGTTTTCAACTCAACAACTGTAGGATCAAAGTTAGTTACTGCCCACTTTTCTAATTCATTTGCTTCATCTCTTAACTTATTATATAAACTCATAGCTTTCTGCATATCTAAATAGAAACCATTCTTTTCTTGTTGATCTATAATCAAACGTACTTGATGCTCAAGATACACAGAAGATTTAGAGAATCCTCTACCTTCTTTTTGTAATACTTCAAATAGTTTATGTGTAATATTTACATCTTGTTTACAATATTCTAACATGTCTGGTGTATATACTTCAAAGGTATCTACATCTCCTTTAGGCATAGCTAATTTATTTCCCCATGCTTCCAGACTATGACCATTATCTCTCATGGGATTGAGTAGTTGTGATAATATAAGTGTATCCACTATTTGATGTGGTTTAATGTCAGTACCAAGCAATCTATTAAGCACAGGAGCATCAAAAGATATTCCATTATGCATAATAAATTGCTTAACACCTAGTGACCAATCTCTAAACCCATGTAGCAGGTCAGGAGGAAAAGGATAAACCTTACCTGTATCTACATCTTTAGCCACAACACAATGAACCTTTGTGGGATTTAAACTATCTGCTTCTATATCAACTACTGCTCTCATCTGTTTTCCAATCATACCAATACTCATTATATAATATCATGGGAGTTCTCTCACCTACCCACACATTTAAAATATTAAATTGAGCAAAATCTTCTGCTTCTTCCCATGTCATACCATCTCGTTCTCTTAATATTTTACATATTACACTATATGAATAAACATGTAAAGGTTTTTTTCCATATTGTTCTCCTATACCTATAATAGCATCATCAAAACCATCTATGGTCATAGCTTCAGCATCTAGTCCACACCAGTTACACTCTTCACCATCACCTACTTCCATTTCAGTTTTCTCTACGTTACAATAATGTTTCCACATTAGAATGGTATCTCCTCTTCGTTATTATTATCATCTACTTCATAAGGATTGTCAATCTCTTTCATACGACCAGTATCTTTATCATAGAAAAGATGTGTAGCTATACCTGTGTCACCAGTATATCTGTTCTTTAATATACGTAGTGTTGTGGTATTAGAAATAACATCATCTTCATCTTGCTGATTTCTTTCTAAAGCAATCACACTATCAGATAGATGTGCAATAGACGCACTACCTCTCAAGTGAGACAGAGTTACCTCTCTTCCATTCTCATGTCCAGTATCACCTGCAGGTCTACGTAGATGTGATACCAATAACAATCCTACACCTGTCTGCTCTACCAGAGAACGTAGCTTTGTCATAAGAACATCAATAGATTTTCTTTCATCTCCTTCTTCCTGTCCAGATACAAGTATAGATAAGTGATCAAGGAATATCCATTTACAATCCAATGCTTGTGCCATGAATCGTACTCGTGAAAGTATCTCGTCATTAGAAATAGAACCAAAGTGATCAAAGGCAAAGAACCTACCACTACCCATAGTATTATCAAACCATGTGTCTAGTTGGTCTTGACTATAGTTCTTACGTATCTCATTAATATATAGTCTAGCATTTGCTTCAACAGACATGATATTAAATGCAGTATTCTTTGTACTCTCTTCCAATGCAAGTATACCTACATTATCATTTGTATTTCTTAACATATGATACATAAGTTCACGCATAATAGAAGACTTACCCATACCTGCACCACTTGTAAAGGTAATCAACTCACCAGTACGCATACCATAAGTCTTATCATTCAGTTTATTCCAAGGATATAAACAAGTCTCACAATACTCTTCTTCAAATAATGTAGACTTTAAATCTTTTAGATTGACTATACCTGCAGGAGTATAAGGTTGTGCATTCCACCATGCTCTTGAAAACTCCTCACGTTTACTAACCTTTAAGTATTCATTCGCATCTTTGTATTCCATATGCATAATCTTACACTTGTTAGGTGAAAATAATTGTGCAACCTTTTCACTTGCTTCTCTTCCTTGCTTGTCCATATCAAAAGATATAACAATATTCTGAAAGCTATCTAGGTATTCAAATGCTTTCTTACAATCACGCAATGCTGAATGAGCACCTGTCTTAACAGATACACATGCCCACTTACTACCTAATAATTCATAAGCAGACATAGCATCTACTTCACCTTCAGTAATTGTAATGTACTTACCATTAGGAGCAAAGATATTCTGACCAAACAATCCTGCATCAGTCATACTACCTTCAGTCCACATGTTTTTTGTAGCCACATCTCTTACCTTGTTTGCAATATTGTTGCCACCTTCATCAAAGTATTTGTAGATGTGGTGTGTATTCATATTACCATTGACTTTAACATCTGTGTTATATTTTTGTGCAGTTTCTTTTGATATACTACGTTCACTCAACGCACCTAAAGTTCCTACAGTTTTTATAACACTTTCTGTTTTCATTGGTATAACTTTTTCTGCTTCCATTTTATTTCCTTTGCTATTAAAATGTGTACCACATACAAAACAATGACTATAACCTTCCTTATGTTGTACGTTGCCATCACTTGATCCACAATTAGGACAAGGACCTCTGTCTAACCATTGTTTATCCATAGTATTAATCCAAATCATCTAAAGTATTATCGTATAAATCTTCAACAAAGTCAAGCTTATCTTCCATTACTTCTTTCGTATCTTGTTTGGCTAATGATTTAGCTTCTCCTATATCATAACCTTCAGCAAGATATTCTTTTAGAAACTCACGATAAACTTGACGTTGCTCTCTTTCCCAAAGTTCTTTACTAGTCATCTTTCCTCTTCCATGCTTGAGGATCATCAGACCATACATGATCTGCCCAATGCCAAGGATAAATATCCCCATGCATGTCTGGCTCATCAGATTTTCTAGGTGATATGCCATATAAATCTTTCATATCATCTATTAAATCTAATAGTTGTTCTATTTCCCAGGCAGTTATATACTTAATGCCTGACTCTCTATAACTATTTGCAAAACTATTACCTGAATTAAAAATATCAAGTAAACCTTTCTTTTGTTTGGCATTTAAAACCATAGCCACTTTTTCTTTAACTTGCGTCTTCATTATTTTTTTCCTTTCGTTGTTATAAGCATCTGCTTCTTTCTTTAACCAATCAGTAAATGTATTAGCCATTCTTATCTTCCTTCTCTATGTGTGTTGCATCTGGATTTTCTACTGGCATTGCCCACCCATCTGCAGTTGTAAACTCTTTATCTAATCCTAATCTATTACGCAACTCATCACACTTTTCATTTAATTCTTTTATTCTTATGTGTGCATCACGCAACTGTCTTTGTAAATCTTTAACATTCTTTCTTAATATTTCTTTTTCTGTCATCATTGCACTCTCAATATTTGTAATGTTTCGTTGTCTTCAAATGGATCTATGCCAGACATATCATTTCTGTCTAGCAATCTATCTACATAATCTCTCGCATCTGTTTCTGTTTTAAAATACATAACATCTCCTGAAAATGTAGCTAATGGTTCTAATATAATATCTTTATCTTTTGATAAAAAACATACAATATAATTATTAGTTACTGTCATGTTCCTACCAATCCAAACGTACCTAAAAACATCAGTACTATTAAATACATAAGCCATAATAACACAATGTATTTACAAATGTCAAATAATATTTTAATTATTTTATTTATCATGCAACTAACTCTACCCACTCTTCTCTCATATTGTGATAGTCATACCCTGTCCTATATTTCTTATTAGTATACCAATCTGGTGCAGGTCTACTCTTATCCCACTTGGCTATGTCTTTCTTATCATTCACATAATACTTTCTGTATGCTAGTACAGCATCATCAAATGCACACTTGTATTCATCTGGCATACATTGTGGATGTGGTGTTCCACACGTAGGTTTATATTGCAATGTACCCCAATCTGTTTCTCTTATATCCATAATAACTTGTTGACATTTATGTATCTTGTTATATCTTCTGGTATATTCAAAGCATAACTCCATACCATGTTGTACTAGCCAACTAAAATTATCAGCACTATCTCCTGCCCATAGTGTACATGGGTGGTTCTTGTGTGCTTCTTTGTATGGTACTTTATCTCCTTGTCCATGCCTATGAAACACAGAACACAACATCTGTGCAGTTTCCAATGGCATCTTTACTATGTGCTTATCACATTGCATCTGTGCAGATATGACAGGGCATTCGTCTAATACAAATATGTTCATACTAATCTCCTTCTAATTGTTCTAAATTAAATTCTACTCTATCTTCCATACTGTTGTCAACCATTTCTACATTTCTTATATCGTCTTTAAAATAACCATAGCATTCTAACTCTTGATTGCATTGCTGTAGTTTAAATATTATTTCTTTTACTTTCATTACACTTTCTCCTTTATATTGCTACTTCTGATAATTGAATATCTAATTCATCTGCAATGTAGTATCGTAATTCTGTGTAGCAATCATCACACATTAACTTATCAGCATAAGGCGATAAAACATCAGCAAATTTGTAGTGTTCTTTTAATCTTTTATTACTTATTAAAGTCATATCTTCTTCTATATCTTTATTAACTTTACAATGTTCACAAGTTACTATCATTATATTTTCTCCACTTTAATTTCCCAAGCAAACTCTCCATCATCATCATGTGGATCTTCAAATAGTATAGCATCATTTCCATAGTCGTCAAGGAAATTTATATTTATTTCTAAATTGTGAGATTTTAAAAGTTTATTTATGATACTCACTCCATATTCAAAGCCATTAGATTTATAGCTATCATTGAATACTATCTCTGCTTTATCAAATTTTCTTTTCATCTGTGTAACACTCCCATTTTAACTAACACATCTAATTCTTTTTGTGTCATCTCTTGTACTTTATATACTGATATGAAATCACAATTATCATCTTCGTATATATTAGTATCTTCATCAAAGTAATTTTCAAATATTTCTTCTTCTATTCCTTCAGCATACACTTCTCGTATCATATCTTTATCTGTAATAGACTCACCATTCTCATAGTGTGCTTCACCATAATCTTTAAACCATGAGTAATCATATAATTCACAATCACCATATTGTATTTTAAATTTTACAAATATCATTCTTCATACTCCTTATCTAACATATAATCTTTATACATGCCTTGTATTTCTTGTACTATTTCTTCCACAGTAAGTTCTTTATTAGCAAGTCTGCCAATCAAATCTGGCAACCACTCTAGGCAATCAGAACTATCACCATGCATAAATCTATGACCTAACCAATGTCCAATCTCTTGTGGTGTTAATACAGTTTCTTTAATCATTATACATTCTCCTCATCTAATGCTATGTTATCTACATGTTCATCATAGTAATCTAATGTATTCGTATCTTCATATTCACCATCATAAAACTTTTCTTCTGCTTCTTTTTTATTCTCTGCCTTCACTATATATTCAGTAGTTACTGTTGCTACTGTTATTATACTGTAGTTATTCATTCTCAATCTCCAATGCTTTCATTACTCTAGTAAGTTTCTCTCTATCACGCAACAAGAGATTAAAAGTTCTTAACAGATGATACATATCCATATCACCTACATCTATGTAATCTTCTAATCCTTCTGACCAATGCGATACATCAAGAATATCTATTATATCAGAGGGAACTTTCTTGTCATCTATTGCGTGTATTATATCTACAACTTTATCAACTTTCATATTTTTCTCCTTCACTATATTGTTGGTTATCTAAATCTGTAAATCCTTCTTCTAATTCATTAGCAAAATCTTGTAACTCTGCCAATGGTATTTGTTTTATATTACTTACTTTGTATGCATCAAGAGCCATGCTCTCAACTGATGTGTTCACATCTGCATATGTTTTATATTTTATTTTAGTCATTATCATTCTCCTCAAAAAGTTCTGGGTTACATTTAGGTTTACAATCATCACATATCCACTCACCATCAAGTGTTACATGATACTCTAAAGTTTTTTCATCACACATATCACACTCCACCATCTGACATTCAGCACACATGTAGTGATCATCTGCAGGTATGCGATTAACAAATCTGCCAGAGCCAAAGCTTGTATCTTCACCACATGATATACAATCATTAGGTTTAAGCATCTTCTAATTCCTCTAACATATCAATAGCATCACATACATTATCATATGTTTCTACTGCTTGTGTTTCTGCGTCTTGTGCCAACTCACTTGCTTGTTGTGCAACATTCAAAGCATCTGACGCATAGTCTTTTGCTTGATATAGTTTATCTAGTATTTGTTCTTTAGTCATTCTGATCTCCATTTGTTGTTAATAAACTTCCAATGTACTTCATAATTATCACCACAGTAAACCACTATGTGATGTTTGTCAAGTTTTTTCCATGAGCATTTATACGAAGACCATAGGTTTTTATGGTCTTCTATGAATTGTTTAGCACTCATGCTATTCTTTTCCATTGTGTTCTCCTTTCTTGGTTTGCTCCAAAGTAATCACTAATCCAATCACCATGTCGTAGGTAATGATTAATCATAGTGATATAACCTTGAACATTTTTTAGTTCTGCCTTTGCACCTTCAATTCTTGGTGTTCTATTCGCAAGTCTGCGTAACTCTGGCAGTTTTTCTTGATTTGTTTTGAGCCACGAGAGTACATCATCTGCATTAAATGTTGCACTCTTTGGTAACTTCAATACGCTTGGGTGTATCTGTGATTTATGCATTTTATTCTCCTATTAAATCAATATAAATTTTACCCACACAAGTAGCTAAATCTGAATTATTATATTCATCTTCTATAATAAGATGGGATATATCTTCACTACCTTTGTCATGCTTAGGACTATTTATTTGTACGATAGCATCATCTGGGTATGCTTGTAGTTCTCTTATTAATTCTTTATTTGTCATTACATTCTCCTTAATATGCATCAGCATGGTTAGTAGTATGTTCTTCCCATACCCATTCCAATTCCTCTATAACTTCTTGTTCAGTTAGGTTTGGATTTGGGTGTGTTAAGTTCGTCATAACTTCAGACATGAATGAAAAGAAATCTTCATGTCCATTGCGTAGACATGACATCACATCTTCACACCATGTCTGTTCGTCATTCATCATAATTGATTTTGCATATCCCATGTTATGTCCTTTCTATTTGTTTAACCATAAATGCTTTCGCATCTTTGACTAATTGTAAATCTTCATCTACACTTCCACCAAACTTCTCAACACATGCTTGGATAATAGTATCACTATGCCAACCTTTAGGCATATGCTCACCAGTTACTGCATGTTTAGAACCATGCACCATTGCATGTTCTTGGAAGTCTGTTATAAATTTTTCTAGTTCATTCATGTTGTTCTCCTTTAATAATTAAATAATAATATATTCATATAGTATTCATATATTATTTTTAATTAAATGTCAAAGTAAAAATAAAATAATCACACATATATAAAATAATAATTCGTTATCCATGTTATTTTCCTTATGCTTATAGTGTGCATACTCCAACAGCATACACACTATTAATATTATTTAGATAATGCAACAGTTGTTTGTACATTAACTACCTTTGGTTTAATATTGTATTTTTCTAATACTTTATTCTCCATTTTAACATGGTCTCTTACATTCTTACGAATGTGATTAACCATATTCTTTACGATAAATCTAAATTGAGCCTTTACTATTTTAGAATCTATCGCAGGTATTTTTACCCACTCACGTTTCCTTTTCTTATATACAATGCCCATAACATTTATTGTTTTATCTTCTAGGTGTTCAACAAGTCCAGACACATCTATTTTTTCTAATAAAATATTATCATGGTAACTACCAGTATTGAAAGACCTTACTCTTTGCTCTGGATTCACGCTAAAACCTATCTTATAGGTACTGTAGCCACCTTTAGCTAGGTATATGTATGCTTTCCTATCTTGATTTTTTAGGTTCGCATCTGTAGTTACTTGTGCTTTAATTACATTTAATATTTCATTAGAATTTACTAATTTAGTCATAATTTTATTTCCTTTTCTTTTTTTTATTAATGTTAAACAGTAGTTTAGTTATACTGCAAACTACCAAATCAGTCTTGGAGAATTAAATAAATATATTTAATACTTTTGAAATCCAAGATGTAGATGGTTTCACTTTAGAAACAAATCTACCAGATTTTATATCCCTATCAACTGAATTATAACCTTTGTTATAAAATCTAGCTACTGTTGGGTTTCCATATCTGTTAGTCATAGTCGTTCTCCATGCCATGCTTGTTAAAAGAAACTCAAATATCGCAGGCAGAATATTTAAGTTTGTATTAATTATATATAATACTTTCATATACATTTCAAGTATTATATATAATTATTTTGTTACCAGATTGGTAATTAATTGTCAACTACAAAACCAGAAGTATCTTTTCTAGCTTTGCCTTTGGCATACAGAGTAACAACCACACCTTGCTTATCATATGGTCTTACATCTGTATCATCACCATTCACACAATCCATTCCCATGAATGTGCGTGGTTGATTCTCTTTACTTCTAAACACTACTGCTATTCTTTTGTTATTCTTAATAGCTTTTTCAACCATAGGTTGATATTCTTTTACGCCAGAATAACTGAAAGTATCGTCATAATTCTGTATATTACCTAACTTTCTGTTAGGTATTTTTGTGTAATCATAGAATTGTATATGTGAATATTCTTTAAATATTTCTGGCATAAACAATTCCCACCTCACATCTGATGTGCCATTCAATCGCACCATAGGCGTGAAGTTTATTTTATTAGCTTGTCTAATCAATCTGTTTAATTCTTTACGAATTAACTGTTTAAATTCAATAGGATATTGTTGATAAAACAATGTTTTTCTTAACCTTGCCATCTGATTAGATGTAAATTGTCCTCTACCAGCAGTATTTAAACAACCTTCATGACATCTAGCTAGTTCTGCCATAGGGCAGACATTAACACCACTTAACTTATATGGTGCAAGGTACATAATACCTGTCAAAACTTTTAGTTTTTTACCTTTTTTAGTTTTTGTATCTGCATTAACAGAAAATAAATTTTCTGGAAATTTAGAAAACAATTCAGAATAATTATTCTGTATTTCTTTTTGTGTTGCCTTTGGCAATTTTGATAAATCGTAAATCATAATCATCTCCAATATTAATTAATAAATAATATATTCATAAGTATTCATATATTATTTTTAATTATGTGTCAAGTATTTGGTGAATTGACATCAAAACAATGCCAATTAATATATTAATTGTTAGTATAATTCCCAACCATACGATATTGGCATGTATAGTTGGTATTAGTGCGACTATGGAAAATATAACCATAGCCATGCCTAATAAACTACAAATTTGTTCGTTCATGTTCAATCTCCAAAGTTATTAATTAATAATATAATATATTCATATACATTCATATATTATATTTTAATTATGTTGTCAAAATTTCATCATTGCCATTCATCAAAACGACAACAACTTCATCATCTATTTATTTATTAATATATTCATATACATTCATATATTAATAAAAAATAGTAAGTAAACCAAAGGTTTAACTGCCTAATTTGTAGGCATATCATGTCGCAAATATATGCATTATACACGCATGAATGATGAAAATTTAAGCATTCATCTGCCTAATTTTTGTGCAATCTATAAGATTGCCTAATATTTAAGCACTTTAAGGTATCTCTTTAGAGATAATGAGACTTTGTAGTCTATAGAGACTACACCCCACCCCAAAAATCGTGCGTGCATGTTATATATATATACAGGTGTGCCATATATGCAACAAAAATACCAGGATCTCTCATCAAAATAAAAAAAATAAAAAAAGTACTTGACAATTAAGTGGGGAGTAGTGTATAATTATATATAATATATAAAATTACTAAAACCATAAGTACATTGTTTTTTGTTTTTATTTGTTTTTCTTATTAAAATATATAAAAACATACAACAAAGGATACAAAATCATAGAAACCACAGATACTATAGAGACTATAGAGACTCCATCACAATTTGAAGCTCTCTTAAACCTACAATTACTTGTTTCCCACAAAGTTCAACAGGATTCTAAAGGAGATTTTCTTACATTTGTTAAACAAATGGCTCCAATGCTTGTTTCAGACTTTAAAATGGGTAAGCATATAGAGGTTTTATCAGAGAAACTACGTCAATTAGAGTCTGGTGAGATAAAAAGACTTATGGTCTTTCTACCACCACGTTCATCAAAGTCTGTTATTTGTTCTAAATTGTTTCCTGCATGGTATATTGGAAGGAATCCAGAACATGAAATACTTACTGTTTCCCATAGTGACCAGTTGTCAAGCGATTTTGGTCGTTCTGTCAGAGATTTGGTTAATGCTGAAGAATTTCAAAATGTTTTCAAAGGAGTGTCCTTACGTTCAGATGTACGAGCAGCAGGAAAATGGAAAACAAACAAAGGTGGACAATACTATGCTGCTGGAGTACGATCCCAGATTGCAGGAAGAGGTGCACACATTGCGATCCTTGATGATGTTATGTCAGAAGAGGACTCATACTCTGAAGCAGGCAGAAGATACGTTAAGGAATGGTATCCAGCAGGATTAAGAACACGTATAATGCCTAATGGTTCTATACTCATCATTAATACTCGTTATCATTATGATGATCTCTGTGGATGGTTACTAAAACAAGAAGAGAATATGGGGGATTATGATGTTATTCCTTGGGAAGTTGTACGTATTCCAGCATGGCTTGATGAAGATGCAGCAGAATTACTAGATCTTCCAGTAGGTTCTAGTTATTTTCCTGAATGGAAACCAGATGAAGTACTACGTGTAGATGAACATGAGATTAAAGCTTCAAATGGTGCACGATACTGGAATGCCTTATATATGCAAGATCCCACACCAGATGAAGGTGGGTTAATAAAAAAGAAATGGTTAAGATGGTGGGAATATGGTGAGCCACCACCATGTGATTTTATACTACAAACGTATGATACAGCGTTTTCTACCAAGACAACAGCAGATTATAGTGTTATTCAGACATGGGGTATATTCTCTATGTATGATGAAAGTGAAGAAGGTATAGAATCTTTTCAAGGTAATCTTATTTTATTAGGAAACATTAAAGGAAGATTTGAATATCCAGAATTAAGACGTATGACACAAATGTTATATCAAGAACATAGACCTGATGTTTGTATGGTAGAAAAGAAAGCATCAGGACAATCATTAATACAAGATATGCGTAGAGCTGGTATACCTGTGTTAGAATATTTACCTGATAGAGATAAGGTATCCAGAGTATATGCAGCTACTCCTATGATGGAAGCAGGTAAAGTATGGTTTCCTAAAAATAAAAAGTGGTCAGAAGACTTATTAGAAGAAATGTTACGCTTTCCAAATGCTGCACATGATGACCAAGTTGACGCAATGACAATGGCTATACACTATGTAAAAGAGTCTTGGCATCTATCACATCCTGAAGATCCAGAGTGGGAAGATGAACCAAAAGAAAAAAAACTTGCATACTGGAGAGTTTAGTGTTATAATAGTTGTATGGAAAAAAAGTGTGCTTTTGTACCTAAACAAAAACATACTATAACTATCACTAATAAATACGATCCTAACGTAGATTATTATAGAGAAAGAGAGAGACAGTATGGGAACAAAAATAAACATACAACCCACAAAAACAAAATTAAAGTATGATACCAAAGCAGGTGATAAAATGAATATTGATCTGCAAGGTTATGTTAAAAATAAAAATCTATTTACAAAAGATCCATTAAAAGGTTCAAAAATAAAAGGCAGAGTAGAATATAAAAAAGGTCGTCACTCTGTAACAGGTACTGCGTCTCATAGACCAGGTGGAGAAAGTACTGTAGGAGCCAAGTATACATTAAAGTTTAAAAAAGGTGGAAAGATAAAATAATGGCAACAGAAAAAAATCCTTTTGAAAAAATTAGAGAAGAAGTTACAAACGTAGTACAAATGCCTACACCTGAAGATATGATGGAAGGTGCACCAACATTTGAAATGGAAGATGATGGTGGTATTACTGTAGACTTTTCACAAACAAGCATAGAAATGGAAGCTGAACAATCTATACAAGAATGGTATGGAGATCTTACAGATACAGTAGAAGAAGAAGATCAACAAATTATTGCAGCAGATGTTATAGATAATTATACTGCAGACAAAGAATCTCGTTCTGAATGGGAAGCAATGTTTGAAAAAGGTTTTGATCTTCTAGGTTTAAAGATAGAAGAAACTGCAGAACCATTTGAAGGTGCATGTACAGCAGTACATCCTATGTTAATAGAATCTGCTGTTAAGTTTCAATCAAAAGCTATACAAGAATTATTTCCACCAGCAGGTCCAGTTAAAACACAGATATTAGGTAAGTCTACTCCTGAAAGAGAAGATCAAGCTAATCGTGTACAAGAGTTTATGAACTATCAAACAACAGAGCAAATGCCTGAATACTTTGATGAGTTTGAAAGAATGCTGTTCCACCTCCCTTTGATTGGATCAGCATTTAAAAAAGTTTATTATGATGCTAATTTAAAAAGACCAGTATCTGAATTTGTTCCTATTGATCAATTCTATGTTTCTTATTATGCATCTAATTTACGTAAAGCAGATAGATATACACATGTTATATATAGAAGTCCTGTTGAGTTAGCAAAAGATATACGATCAGGAATCTATAGAGATGTAGAATTACCAGAAGCAACAAATCCACAACCTACATCTTTTTCAGAAAAAATGGATACAATTATTGGTTTGTCTCCTACAGCAACAAATGATCCACAATATACATTACTAGAACAACATTGTTATTTAGAAATAGAAGAAGACTATGCTCTTCCTTATATTGTAACAGTAGAAGAAAAATCACAACAAATTTTAAGCATTCGTAGAAACTATAAGAAGGATGATAAGAATCAAGAGAAAGTGTCTCACTTTGTTCATTACAGATTCGTACCAGGCTTTAGTTTCTATGGATTTGGTCTCATGCACTTTTTAGGAAACTTAACTATGACTGCTACTGCAGCCATGAGAAGTTTAGTGGATGCAGGTCAATTCGCAAACTTACCAGGAGGATTCAAAGCAAAGGGTGTAAGAATTGTTGGTGACAACGATCCTATATCACCAGGTGAGTTTAAAGAAGTTGAAGCCACAGGGCAAGATCTTAACAAGGCTATTGTCTCTCTCCCCTATAAAGAGCCTTCCTCTACCCTATATAATATGCTTCAATTCATAACTCAAACAGGTCAAAAGTTTGCTGACTCTACAGAACAAATTGTTTCTGATGCAGCATCTTATGGACCTGTGGGTACAACAATGGCATTACTAGAAGCGTCTAGCAAGTTCTTCTCTGCTATTCATAAGAGATTACACAAATCTCAAAGAGATGAATTTAAAATACTTGCACAGATAAATTATGATTATCTACCTTCAGAGTATCCATATGAAGTACCATTTGCTGAGAAAAGTGTATTAAAACAAGACTTTGATGGTAGAGTAGATGTGATACCAGTATCAGATCCTAACATTCCATCAAATGCACATAGGATGATGATTGCACAAATGGCATTACAAATGGCACAGCAATCACCTCCTGGTATGTTTAATCTTGAAGCATTAAATAGAACAATATTAAATTCTGCTAATATGCCTAATATGGAAGAAATACTTCCACCAAAGAAAGAGCCACAAAAATTAGATCCTGTATCTGATATAATGGCTGCAACTAAAGGTATACCTATTGCAGCATTTCCAGGACAGAACCATGATTCACATATACAAGTAAAGATGATGTATTTACAAGATCCACAGAATGGTGCTAATCCTATAATGGCGAGATTAAAACCAATACTAGAAGCAAACATACAAGAACATTCTGTATTAAAATATCAAGAACAAATGAATGGTATGGCAAGAGCTACAATGGAACAACTACCACCAGATCAACAACAGAATCCTCAAGTTGCTGAAATGGCTATGGCTACTGCAGCTCAACAAGTATTAAATGCTAATCAAATGGGACAAGCTCAATCACCTGAACAACAAATGGTTGCATTAGAGCAAGCAAAAGTAGAATTAGAAAAACAAAAATTACAAGCAACTATGGCTAAACATTCTGCAGACTCTGCATTAGATGCACAAAGATTAGAATTAGAAGAAGCAGAGTTAATGGTACAAGCAGGTAAATCTGGTCAAGATGCTGTATTGAAAAAAGAGAAAGCAGATCTTGATAGAGCTTCAAAAGAAACTATGAAAGCTTTAGACTTATTAACAAAGACAACTTTAGCAGAAGAAAAGAATGCTATAGATATGGAAAAAATTCGTATAGATGCTTTAGAAAAAGTAGCTAGTATGGAGAATCTGGATGACAGAGAAAGAAGTTTTAAACTTATTGATGTTATTACAGATTTATTAAAAGAAGAAATGAAAGGAGCAAATAATGCCAATAGGGAATAAAGCATATCCTGTTAAAAAAGGTGTGACTAATGGATACCCAACTCATGTTCCAAATGGAGATGGTGGTATGTATGGTGACTTTACTAAAATGTCACAAAGTGACTATGGTAGTAGACCTAAAAAAGGTGTGTTAAATCAACGTGAAGATTCTTCTTGGAAGTATCCTTCACCAACTAAAGGTAAAAGATAATGTGGAAATCACCAATTATTAAAGAAGTATCTGTTGGATTAGAAATTAACTGCTACGCTTGTGCAGAAATCTAATACATGGATATTTGGAATGAGGTCGTTAGTGAATATAATAACGAACTCAATAAATTAAGAAATAATGTAAGTGATGGGCAGGCAGATAACTTTGCCCATTATCGTCAACTTGTTGGTAATATTTATGGAATTGAATGGTCCAGAAATAAACTAACAGAGATCGTTAAAAAAAGATTATACGAAGAAGAGGATGACTAATGCAACAGGTACATTTAGGTAATTCAATTAAGAATGACATGTGGATAACAGAAGAAGAAGATGAATCTACTCCAGATGTCTTACCTGAACTTCCAGGTTTTCATGTACTCGTAAGACCTGTATCAATAAAAGAAAAAACTAAAGGTGGTATATTACTACCTAATTCAACCAAAGACGATATGTCGTATTTAACAACTATAGGTAAGGTTTTAAAAATAGGTGAACTTGCTTATGCTGATAAAGAAAAATTTCCTAAAGGACCTTGGTGTCAATTAGGAGATTATGTTTGTTATGCTAAACATGCTGGTCAAAAGATACAATATAAAAATGTTAAGATGATTTTATTGTATGATGATCAAGTAATAATGAAAGTACAAGATCCTAAATTTTTAGATCCTACTTTTAATTTAACTAAATATAGTACATAAAATTTGCTTAATATAAAAATTTAGTGTATAATATAATAATAGAAGTACGTAAGTCGTATGTCTCGTAAACAACGAAAGGTAACATAATGGAACAAGAACAAGAAGACTGGAGTGAAGTAGATACTACAGCTCCTAAAGAAGAAAAAGTAGAATATGAAGTAGAAGGTGAAGAGAATGAAGAAGATAAAGTTCCTTCGCCTGTTACAGCAAAAGAAGAAACTCCAACAGAAGAAGCTCCTAAAAAAGAAGAACCTAAAGAGCTTGAAGGTATAGAAACAAAAGGAGCTCAAAAAAGAATACGTCAATTAGTTAAGCAACGTAAAGAAAGAGATGAACAACTTGCTCAACTAATGAAACAAAATGAAGAGTTAAATCAAAAGTTAAATAGTTCACAGCATCAATTTAATACTGTTTCTAAATTAAATTTAGATGCAAGTGAAAAACAAATAACAGATAAATTAGAATTAGCTCGTAATGCTTATAAGTCAGCACATGAAGAAGGCGATTCTGCAAAGATATTACAAGCTCAAGAATTTTTAAACGAAGCACAAAATGATTTAAAATCATTGAATGTAACGAAACAACAATTTGATCAACAACCTGTACAACAACAACCACAACAACCTGTACAGCAACAGTATCAACCACAGCCTACTCCAGATCCAAGAGCAGCAGAATGGGCACAAAGAAATGAATGGTTTGGTTCAGATCAAGTTATGACTGCAGCATCTTTAGCAATAGATGGTCAGTTAAAAGAAGAAGGTTTTAATCCTACAGATCCAGAGTATTATACTGAAATAGATCGTAGGATGCAAGAAACATTTCCTCATAAGTTTGCAGCAAATGCTGCTCCAGTTGAGGAAGTTCGTAAGCAGGAAGAAGCGTCAAAACCTGCTCAAGTGGTGGCTGGAGCATCTCGCAGCTCTCCAGGTTCTAGTAAGAAAGTTAAGCTATCAAAAGAAGATATTAGATTAGCTAACAAATGGAATATACCACTTGAACAGTATGCTCTTGAAAAACAAAAAGCTGATAAAGCTGAAGGAGAGTATACAACAATAAATATGCAGCGTGGAGGAAAATAGATGACACGAATTAATAGTACACGTAGTTCTAATTTAAGAGAACAAGAAACTAGAAAACAAGAAGCTAGAGAAGAAGTTGAATATACATTTGAAGAACAAGATGTAGTTCATATTCCTCAAGCAGTTAAAGATCGTTTTACCAGCGAAGGTATGACATTAGGATGGTTAAGAATGACACTTAAAGGTCAAGATGATGTCAAACATATAGGTAAGAAACTGCAAGAAGGCTGGCAATTTGTTGACTTGGCTGAAGTTCCTGAAATGAGTGCAACATCTTTCGTGAGAGATGAAGGTAGATACGCAGGGGTAGTCTGTCGTGCTGACGTAGGATTAGCAAAAATCCCAACTGCTAAATACGAAGCTAGAAGTAAGTTTTACAGAGATAAAAGTAAAGCCATGAATGATGCGATTGACGCACAACTCATGGGTAATAATAACTCTCGTATGCCTATTTCTAATAACAGTAAATCTAAAGTAGTAACAGGAAGACAACCTAACTTTCAGGATTAATCCTTTTATTACTTATAATAAAGGAGAAAGAAAATGGCATCAGTAGACGCTTCTCGTGGTCTTGTACTAGCGAGAAAAAATGGTTCAGGTTCTAACTCTACTGGTATTGACACTATTGATTTGAATGTTTCCCCAAAGGTTGCATCAGCATTATTGCCTACAACAATGTTTACAGGAGATCCTATAGTCATTGATTCATTAGGTACAATAATTCCAAGTCCTGCTAACGTAACAGTTAAAACAGCAGGAGTATTCCAAGGAATTAGTTATGTAGACGCTTCAGGAAATCAAGAATTTAGTAGATACTGGACAGGAGGAACCACAGCCACAGATGTTAAGATCCATGTAGCAAGAGATCCAGATCAAACATACTTTATACAAGCAGATGCAACAGTAACTGCTTCAGCAGGTATGGGAGCTGGTGTATATAATGCACCTTGGATTTTAGCAACAGGTTCAACTAAAACAGGTAATAGTGCCTATGTTTTAGATGCATCTGGTCCAACACAAGCAACAAGTCATATGAGAGTAATACGTAGAGCACCTTGGGATACAGGTATTGGAGCATCAGCAGGTGTGACAGACGCATATCCTTGGTATGAAGTACGTATCAATTCACATATGGACAATTATATAACAACTACTGTTTCAACAGCTTAATTAGGAAAGGAATAATTAAATGGCTATAAATAGAGCAAGTATTGCCAAAGAGCTACTTCCTGGACTGAATGCAGTTTTTGGAATAGAATATGGCAGCGTGGAAGACGAACACAAACCATTATACGAAATAGAATCATCAGACAGAGCTTTTGAAGAAGAAGTACTCTTCACAGGTTTTGGTGCTGCACCTACTAAAGGTGAAGGTGCTGCTGTTGTTTATGATGATGCATCAGAAAGTTATACTTCAAGGTATACAAACGAAACTGTTGCATT